GCAAGGTTATCGCCCTCAAATGTGGCGCGGACGGTGAAAACGGCGTGACAATCAAGAAGGCCGGTAAATTCGAGCTGCTGACCGAGGCATGGACACCGAAGAAAGGCGACGTTCTCCGCGTGATGAAACGCGCCGACGGCAAGTTCATCGAGGTAAGCCGCGCAACTGCTGCCGCCGATTCCTACCAGTTCCCCACCGATGAAACAACTCCCAGCGTTCAGGGCGCGACCGTGTTCATCACAGCGGCCAACACCAAGGCGACCGCAATCACCGACCTGACCGACGCAGTAGCCGGAGTGGTTTACACAATCCACGGAGCCGGAGCCGCCAACGCCTCGACCATTGCCAACGGTGGAAACTTTGTTCTCACCGCAGCCATGACTCTGAATGCCGGCGCGTTTATCCAGCTCGTTAAGGCAGCCGACGGCAAGTTCTACGAGGTGGCCCGCGGCTGATAACCGCACACCGACAAACACGGAGGGCGACTGCATCCGCTCTTGCCCTCCGTTTTATTCTCTAACTGTTATTATTTCAAGGATATGACATATATTAAAAAATCCGTACCACGCGCCGAGGGCAATCCCGGCACAGGTATTCAGCCGCGCGACCAGCTGACCCTTATCGACATCGACGACATCGCTTTCATGCCGTCAGCCGACGACAAAGGGGTGGTTATCGCCGATAACATCGTAATGAAGCCCGGCCGTTACGGTTATAACATCTACATGACACAGGGAACAATCGAGGTAACGAGCGCAGCCGAAGGCGATACCGACAAAATCGGTTTCACCCCCTCGATTAAGTTCGAGCACCCCGGCAACGAACAGGAGGTGCGCGAGTTCAAGGCCAACAGCATTAACCGCAAGTTCATTGTGGTTATCCGCTATTGTTCCGGCAAGCCCGCCGACCTTATCGGTACAATCTGCAACCCGTGTAAGCTCACCCCCTCTTACACCGGTAACAACGAGAGCAACACCAACGAAATGACCTTCACCCAGATTTCAAAGGGTAGCGACATCTTTATTTATAAAGGTACTGTGACCCTCGAAGAGCCTGTTTCAGTCGTTGAAACAGGGGTAAAGGTAGTTCCGTTCATTTCCGAAGGCCAGTACCAGCTCACCGCCGGTGCCGCTGTTATCGACGAAATCGAGGGTGGCGCACACGACGCAGTTATTACCCTCCTCGGTGCGGCTGGAGGTTCATCGCCTACCGTTTCCGGCACCGGCGGTAAAATCCTCCTCCGTGGCGGCAAGGTGTTCACCGCCTCCGAAGGCTCACAACTCACCCTCCGCGCCTTCGACAGCGGCGATGGCGGTATTATGTGGATTGAACAAAGCCGTTACGTCGCAGCCTGACAAATATCACCTACCTGACACCCACGCCCCGAAGGAATTACCGACCTCCGGGGCGTTTTGTGTCCTTCTGATTGGTAATTACCGAGCTTAATTTTGTAGTGTTAAAATGTTTAACCACCTAAACTCTTAATTTTATGAATTTCGGTAAAGCTATCGAAGCCCTGAAACAGGGTAAAAAAGTAGCCCGTAAGGGCTGGAACGGTAAAAACATGTTCCTCTGGCTCAAACCGGCCGCCACCGTGAAGGCCGAATGGTGCAAAGACCCTATGTTGAAGGCTATCGCCGAAGGTAACGGCGGCGAGATTCCTGCACTCGGAACGGTTTGTATGTTAACCGCTCAAAAAGAAATTTTATCGGGTTGGCTGGCCTCGCAAACTGATATGCTTGCCGAAGATTGGGTAATTATCGACTGACACCGTTATGACTACCGAGCAGAAAAAGGAAATTACCGCCTATCTTTGCGGCCCTCGCGACTATGCCGAAGGCGTGGCACTTTACCAGCGTTACGGCGTAAATTTGCGCCTGAAACGTCAGTTTGCGGTCGAAGATACCGCCGTGATCCGTGAAATTCTTTTCGATGAACTCCGTAAACTTGCCGAATTGTCGGAAATCGAGTTTAATCACCTTCCACGTCAAGCCGTCAAGAAAACGGCGCAGCTCAACGGCGTACAAGCGAAATGTGTAATTCTCGACGACGAGAAAAACGACGAATCGGCGTTAATGGAACTCGCCGATTCTTTCGGTGTTACCGTTGACGAACTTGTTAGCCCTGATTTTCAGGAACGAGTGTTGGCAATGGACGAAAACGCCGACCGTATCGGCGAACTTACCGACGAACTGGAGGCCGCTCGTTCCAAGTATGCCGAAGCCCCGGAACCGGTTCGGAAAATGATACGTTTCCGCGAAAAATATCCTTTCCTCAATTCTCCCGACTGCCCCGACGTGCTGAAGATACTCGTGGCCGATATGTTTACCGCATACGGAAACTACAAGGCTGCACACGCCCGCCTTCAGGTACTCGGCGACGCAGATTCAGCCACCGCCGCCGCTGATTGCGAAACAGTAGTTACCGAGTATCTGAAAAACCGTGAAATCTGGGACGAACTCGAATATTACCGCGAAAACGGCGTGATTCTCGGCAAAGCTGCAAAGTTCCGCGAAATGGAAGCCGCCGAGGACTTGACAAAAATTTCCGATGTTGACCTTATGGGCCAACTCCGGAGCGCAGGGGTTCAGGAATCCAAGGCGAAAAAGGCGGTCGAGGAAGCCAAAGCAAAAAAACAACCTAACGAAAAGGCTGAAGCCGCTTTTGTGAAATGGTCTAACCGTAAAAAGGTACTGAAGGCGGAAATCGACCGCCGAAAAAAAAAAGTAATTGAGGGTATCGAGGGTGCGGAACGGTCGAGAGTATATTTTACAAAATACCTCTCCCGTTCCGGCTGTCACCCGTGCGACCGCTCCGAGGCCGGGCATCAACTCTCTATCGTTAACAAGAAAATCGACGCGCTGAATGTATCGTTATCCCTCTTACAATCTTTCAACGACTGACCTCCGCGAATTTCCCGGCGGTACGTTGTTCAACGGCGACTGCCTCGACGTTATAAAGACGCTCCCGGCGGCCTCTGTTGACTGTATTATTACCGACCCTCCTTATTTTCTCGGTATGACCCACAACGGGCAAAAGGGTAATTTCCGCGACTTGTCGATTTGCCGACCTTTTTACCGTGATTTATTCCACGAGTACCGCCGAGTTGCCAAGCCTGAAGCCTGTATTTACTTTTTCTGTGACTGGCGCGGATATGCTTTTTATTACCCTCTGTTCGATGAAATCCTGAAGGCCCATAATATGCTCGTTTGGGATAAATTGAGCGGTCCTGGCAATCATTACGCATTTATACACGAACTTGTGTTGTTCCATGCCGGAAAGGGCGCGAATATCGGCGGAACAAACATAATTTCCGACATAAAGAGTTTCACCTCCGGGGCAAAGAGTACCGACGGCGCGAAGGTTCACCCCACGCAAAAGCCGGTAGCCCTGATTCAAAAGTTTATCGAGGACGCGACCGAGCCGGGCGCGGTGATTCTCGACACTTTCGGCGGTTCCGGCTCTACCGCCGTGGCTGCTGTCCGCTCCGGCCGTCGCTTTATCCTCATGGAGCAAGACGAAGGATATTACCACACTGCTTGTAAACGCCTCGAAGATGAATACCGAGAATAACGACAAACCTACATTACCGGCCTTTCCTCTGACGAAAGCGGAGGAGGACGAGGTTATGAAACTGGCAGCCGTGGGATTCATGCCCCACGAAATCGCCGTGTCTATGGAATGGACGCGAGAGCGACGCGCCGCCTTCTGTATTCTTGCAAATGTGCCCGGCTCCGCAATCTCCGTACTGATTACCGCCGGACGTGCAACCGGACGCGCTCAACCCCAGATAAAACTGCAAGAAGCCGCAAAAGCCGGTAACATAGAGGCTATAAAGGCACTCCAGAACCTCCAGCGAACGAACCGATTTAATGAACTCGTTAACAATATGGACGATGACGAATTTACCCCGTAAACCCTCCCGAATTGATTTTGAGGCGTTGGATTCCCACCAGATTGAACGGATTCTTAAAACCGGCGACCTCGAAAGCCTGACACCGGCCGAACGCGAATATTTCAACCTTATGGAACTTGTTCGTGGCCTACGGGCGCGAATGATGATGCCCGGAGGTAATCGCATAGTTACCAAGGCCGGAATTATCAAGGTTCTGAAATCTGATGTTTACGGGCTGTCAGACTGGATGGCGCGGCGTGTCTATTCCGACGCGCTGAATTTCTTTTATTCCGTCGATGATGTCACTCCCCGCGCATGGCGCAACCTCTACGCTGAACGATTCGACAATATGGCTAATCTCGCCGCGTCAATGGGTAAAACAAAGGAGGCGCGTAGCCTTCTGGTTGAAGCTGCCAAATTGCGAGGCTGCTACGACGAGCAAGCCCCGGAAATTCCGCAGGAACTCCTCGATGCTGCTCCCACGGTTATTTATACCGCCGACCCCGAAAGTATGGGCGCACCGAAGGCCGACCGCAAGGAACTGGAGGCGTTTATTGATTCAATACCGGATATTCCCGAAATATCGTTACGCCGTGTCAAGGAGGATGCCGGTATTACCAAACGTAACCTATTAAACCGCATGATTGAGGACGCTAAAGAGTTTGGCGATGAAGAATAAATTTAACGACCCTGATGTTCCGGTAAAATTCGGCTCTGACGCGCTGATTTTCTGCGACTGGATAGATACGACAAATTTCGTATCTATCGGCGGCCGTGGTGTGGCAAAGAGTACCGTTATTCTGGCGCGACGCTCTGAACGCTGTGTGCGCCTCATGCCGGGCGCACCCGTGGCAATCGTCGCAAATACCTATTCTAACCTCGTCGATAACATCATGCCCGCCGTGCAAAACGGTTGGAAACTTAACGGGCTGATAGAAGGCGTTCACTATATCAAGGGTAAGAAGCCCCCGGAGGAGTGGCGGCGACGCTGCTCCGTTATTGTCGATGATTACCGGCACGTTTATAGCTTTTGGAATGGCTCGGTTATATTCCTCGGCTCTCTCGATAACCCCTCGTTACTGGCCGGTAAATCCGTGGCCCACCTTTTGTTTGATGAAGCAAAATACGCCTCTGATACAAGGACGGCCCGTGTTCTGCCTATCCTACGCGGCGACGCTATCACCTACGGACGCTGCCACCTCTACGGCGGTGTTACCATTACCACCGATATGCCCGACGTTACCGAAGGCGAATATGATTGGTTTTTCCGCTATGCCTCCGAAATGAATCCGGAACGCATTATAAAGATTATGCAAGCCGCCGGGGAACTCAACCGCCTACGGATAAAACAGGAGCGCGAGAACCGCGCCCCTCGTCCTGATGAACGCAAGATCGCGAGGGTAGAAAAGAAAATCGACTATTATACCGAGGGCCTTCTGAAGCTGCGCAAGGGGCAAACCTTCTTTATGAATATTTCGAGTTTCGTTAATATCGACATTCTTACGGTCGATTATGCGAAACGCCTCTATAATGGCGCGTTGGAGCTGCACGAGTTCCTTAAATCCGTGTTAGGTATGCGCCCCGGCGTTCGCAAGGACGCGAGGTTTTACGTTCTGTTTGGCGATAAACACAAGTACACCGACGGAACTTATTCAGGTGAAGCGGCGTTCACATGGAACGAACTCCGTTACCTCGACCCCTCCCGACCTCTCGACGGCGGTATGGATTTCGGTAATATGCTTTCTTTGGTTATCGGACAGGAGGACGGTAAATATTACCGTGTGCATAAAAATTTCTACGAGATACCTCCGGGCTGGATGCGTGAACTTGCCGACCAGTTTCTTGACTTTTTCGCCGATTACCCTACAAAGGTGCTAAACCTCTATTACGACCGTTCAGGTAATAACCTCCAGCGTCAGGGCGTTGACTATGCCCGGCAAATAAAAGAGGCTATCGAGAAGGACGGCGACGGGCGGCGTACCGGCTGGACTGTTAACCTTAAATCAAGAAAACAGTCCAACCTTCTGCATGACGCCGAATATAATTTCATGCACGAACTTATGCGCGGTGAAAATAAGAAATTGCCGCTTCTTCTGGTTGATGTGCTGAACTGTTCCGAAATGGTATCAAGTATCGAGGGAGCAAAAGCCGAGATAAAGTACCGGGGCCGTACCAAGATAGTGGCTAAGGTGAAGAAATCCGAGAAGCTGGAGGCGAAGAAATTGCCGAGGTTATCGACCAATTTTTCCGACGCTTTCAAGTACCTGATGATGCGCCGCCGTTGGTTGACAGCAACACGAGCCGCCGCCGATTCCAACACAGGAGCCGACGCAATGGCAGCGCAGTGGGTAGCCGACAAGTTCGACGGCTGACCGACCTACATACCGACTATTATCCGACCATGTTACCGCCCGACGACAGCACAGCCGCCGGGCGGTGTCGTGTGCGCCCTCTCATAACGCCGTAACGATTCAAAACCTCACATTTCACCCCCGGTAAGGGGTGGTAATTACTTTCGGCCGTCAGAGCGGGCCGCCCTACGGAGCGCGTCAAAAATTGCGTTTTTCGTTTCGGTCGCATTTAGTTGCTTGATATAGTGATGTTTGACGAAAAGTAGAGCAAAATTTTACGCTAAAAACCGCATTTTTTGTGTTGCAATCTCCAATTTTTCACCCTATTACCGTGAAAAATCCGTAAATTTGTGCTGTCAAACTCCCGAAAACCGGCGGAAGATATTCAAAATCTTACGCCAAAGATGAAATATTTAACTTTGTTGTTCGGACTTCTTCTGGTTAGTTGCTCTGGGAACGTTAAAACCACAGCGCCGGAAAACATAGGAGCTGCAGCCGACAATATTACAGAATCCATTACCGTCGAAAAATCCGATACCTTACCCCCGTTTGAGGTCGCAAAAAGAAAGGCCGGAGGGTTCGACGCATGGACAATAACCGAAAACAGGAACAAAATAGCTGATATTCCATGTGTGTTGGAATCATGTCCCGCCGGCATCTTCGACACTCCGGCTTCCAAGAAGATACAAGGGGAACCAGTGTCGGCGCGCGATGCAACATGGTCAGCAGCTCTCCGCGCTCTGAAAAATCTCGTTCCCAATCCTGATGCAAAGATAATTTTTGATTATTCCAAGTTGAACAGACAAATAAACAACGGGAAACAGTGTCTATTTGCTGGACCGATTCAGATCAAGAATGAAAACGGTAAATACGTTGAAGCTGAAATCAATCTTACCGTCACTCACTTTTGGGATGATTATCGACAGCCTTCCTCGTGGTATGTTACTGGAAATATTGTTTTTTGATTTTAGAAATTACACATTATAATGCGCCGGAGCCTACGGGTTTCGGCGTTGTTGTGTTAATATATTTTTCTTTTCGTTAATAACATTTATTAACGCTTTTTTTTTTTTGTTCACATTATTCTGCCGAAATTTGCGGTGTCAAACTACGCCGACAATGATGTCGGAAGGGTCGCGCAAGCGGCTCGAAATCCTTCGGGCTTTTTATTTGCCCGATTACATAAGATATAAGGCGGTAGCCTTCTCCAACACTAAGTATAACGACCCTTTCGTCGGTTTGCCGGTGTAGTTTGACGACATGGAGAGGCTACTGCCTTTTTATGTCATAAAACAAACGTCAAACTACAAACTACACCGAAAATGAAAACAGCAACAGCGTTACCGGCTCCGGCTTTGTTTTACAAGCCAAGAGTGAAAAAACTCCTTATCAAAGGAATTATTTACCTTACATCAGAAAAATTGTTTACCTTTGCAAGCGTAATCGCCGCGCTATGGTCGTGGTGGGGCGTATGCACCGACGACACTAACACAATCGCCTACGGTGCTATGGTATGGCTTGCAGCCTTTACCCCGTGGGCGTGGCGACAGACAGCCCGCGACCTCCGTCAAGACCGCCTCGGCCTGAAGCAATGGTAAACCAACAATCACAACAAAAATTACCGATATGGAAAATAATATTAACCTCACCCCCGACGCTGTAAAAGCAATCCAAGCACTCCAACACCCCTGCGGAACTTACCAGTTCTACCGCACACACCTCGACCGTCTGTTTAACTACATACTCAACAACTCCGACGAAATCGGCATGAGTGACAACGAGGCAATGTACGCACTCCGCGCCCTGAACGCCCTCCGCTCCGATATTGCCGACATCGCCGGCTCTCCGGCACCGCTCAACGAACCCGTCGACCCCTTCGACAGTATCACCCTCACCGCCGCCCCTGAACGGCTCGACTGCGACGCTAACGAAATCCCAACGTTTGAGGAGGTAACGACAGCCTTCAAAGAAGCGTGGGAATCCCTCAACACGGCACGTTACGCAATATTCCGTTTACTCCACTTTTCAGAGGTGGCCGAAAACGTCGAAGAACTCCGCAACCTTCCCGAACACATCGAAAGAGCGATGGTTAAAATCGGTGAGATTCAAGAACAGGAAGCCACCAGTGCCACTCAAACAGCAGATACCGCCGAATAAAATACAGCCCCAAGGTAAAAGATTGATTTAGGTTTACCACATAAGCAAACACTATCCCAACCCAAGAAAGGAACGTCCGTTGTGAAACGGGCGTTTTTTGTTGCTTCCGGGCGTGTCCTTCGTTACGCGCGATATATATAAGACCTTTGCAGCATAATAATACGAATCACGATGAAACACTTAAAACAAGAGTTCGACAAATTGACCTTCAAAGAGGTTATAATCTACATTTTGGCAATCGTGGTAATGATTGCCGGCCTCTCCCTTCTGTTTATCGGTTTATTCATACCGCCGGAGGGTGAAATCCATAGTTCAGTATTAACCGCGTTCGGAACGGTATGTATTTTCGTCGCCTCCCTTCTGGGTATCTCTATCCACTACGCTAACGAACTCGACAAGTTCAAAGCCAATGTTCAGGAACGCCTCGACGAAATCACTCAACCCCAATAAGTCACATATATGAAACATGGAAATAAAATTTTTTGCTACCCTCGCCGTTTGTTTTTCCTTATGGCTCTGGTTCTTGTCGGCTCTGCCTTCAATAGCTGTAAAAGTTCTCGAAATATGGTTGAAGAAACCCGAACCGAATTTCATTACGACGGCCAAGATAGTACCAGGGTCGATTCGGTGCTCATGGGAGGAAACGAGCGAAGCAGCGAGAGCGACACAGCAAACATTTCAACAGATGTGCGAGGCTCTGTCGAGATTAAGCGCGATTCAGTCGGGCGACCTATATTTATATATTGGACGTTTGCGGGCAATTTTTCGACCCTCTCGAAAAGAGATAAGGAGGCGCAAAATTGGTTTTACGGCCTCAATGCAACGCGACACTCCGAGAGTTCCGGCGCGGTGGATTCCGTCAACGAGAAAACGGAAGAAACTACGGAGGAAATTAACACCGCAATATCTTTAGAGAACATCATCGGCCCCGGATTGCTGGGCCTGATTCTCCTTTACCTGATATATCTATTTTTCGCCGACATAGTATGGCCGTGGATAAAACAGAAGCGCAGCCGATAGACCTTTACGACGCTATCGAGCAGATGAAGCGGATAAGCCTCGCCGGTGGTACGTTCTCGCTCACCTTCCGCAAGTGGAACAGGCAGACGCGCAACGGTGGCTACGTGGTTAAAGTCAATGCGGCGCGAATCCGCCCCAAGACAAAAGACGACAAAATTTCAGACGCAAGTTATAAACTATTTTTCACCGATACGGAAACAGGCCTCGCCCGTAATTGCTGGCAGGTTTTAATTACCGAGTTCAACGGTCGCCGAACGGTGTTAAACTAACACTTTAAGCAAGATGATACGCAGAAGCGGAAATTTCGGTTTCGTAGATAATGGAGCCGGTGAAATATACACCTTCAGCATGAACGCCAAGGGTCGCGGATTCACACCCTCGACCTTCATGTTACGCGGCGGCTCTATCGCCTCGTTTGGTTATAAATATATGAACGTGAACGGTACGCCGATAATACCGTTTGGACGCGACAACGACCTCCCTAACCGTGTGTGTATGTTGCTCGAAAAGTTCTACGCCGGTGAAGGTATCATGGGCAAGAAGGCCGGCCTCCAGTGGGGCGAGGGTCCGAGGCTCTACCGCGACGCTGTGGACGCGAACAATATCTTTTACCGGGCGTGGGCTGTTGACGACCAGATTACCGCCGACCTGAAGGCTACCGACTACCTCACACAAATGCACCGTTGTCTGATAGACCTCTGTCATTTGGAGGGGTTCTGGGTTAAATTCACACGTTCACGCGGGGCGCGTATCGGCTCCGGGCGTATTGCGAGGGTCGAACACGTTCCGGCTGGAAAGGTGCGTTTCGTATGGCCCGGAGAAAATAAGCTGCCTACACAAGCGATGGTGGCAGATTGGCCGCTGGCCGACCCTCGTACCTCACACGTTTACCCTCTGTTTGACCCCTCCGACCCTCTGAAATATCCCGTTTCGCTGGCATATTACAACATTTACAGTTACAACCACGACCATTACAGCGTACCGCGCTTTATCGGTGCGTTCGATTGGCTGGAGTTGGCCGGAACACTCGCGCCACTCCTCGCAGCTTACAACGAGAACGCCTCGGCTATCTCGAAACATATCGAATCGCCCCAGTCATATTGGGACCGCGCCGAGGAACAGATAAAAATGGCCTGTCAGCAAAGGGGCATACCCTATAAAAAGGAAATGTTAGAGGAGTTCAAGGACGCAGCGATGGAGAAATTTGCCGCCTCGATGTCCGGCAAGGAGAACGCGGGCAAGTTCCTGCATACCTCGCAGTTCTGGAACGAGGAGGCTAACAATTTCGAGGGGTGGAAGATTACCGCTATCGACAACAAGGTTAAAGAGTACATCGAAGCAATGGTGGCAATATGCAAAAAGTCAGAGGCCGCCGCGACCTCCGGTTTTGGCCTCGACCCCTCACTCTCTAACTTGATACTTGATACAAAACTCGGTTCAGGCTCCGAAAAACTCTACGCCCTGAAGGTGTATAACGCCACAGAAACCGCCGTGCCTGATATGGTGCTATGTAAGCCGTTCCAACAGTTCATCGACACCAACCACCCCGGCACAGATATACGAATCGGCCTATATCGTACCGTTGTAGAGGCCGAAAAAAATGTCAACCCCGAAAACAGAGTGAAAGCAAATGCGTGATTTATTCGCCACCCCGGAGCAGCAGCCGGAGAACAAAGGCAAAGGCAAGGACGAGGCCAAGGAACGCGCCGAGGATAAGAACACCGGGAAAGAAACGAGGGTGTTCCGCTCGATGTCGCGCAACTTTGAACGCCGCGTAAAATCCGAGCTTTTTCTCGAAAATGTCCTACCGTGGCACTTTTCACCGGGCGAGGCGTATCATTGTTTTTCTTTCGGCGATGTTGACGCGCTAACCTATCTCCGGGCTATCCTCAAACAGCAACCGCTGGAGTATGTTTGTTTGTCCACCTTCTCTATGGCGTTGACCGACGCGGAAACGCTTTTGAAATGGCAGCGCGGCGGATTGATTGGACGGCTCGACCTCTATCTCGGTGAAATTTTCGATTCCAAGTTTGCCGAGGTTTACAACACTTTGCGCGAGGCCGTCGCGCTCATGGGCGGCCGCGTTGCCGTGTTCCGGAATCACTCTAAAGTTATGGCCGGTTTCGGTGAACGCTTTGATTTTGCGGTCGAAGGTTCGGCAAACCTTAACAGTAATCCGCGTTGTGAGCAGACGGTTATAACAGTCGATGAAGGCGTGGCAAGGTTCTACAAAGAAGAAATTTTCGACAAAATCCATTCGTTTAACAATGATTTTGCCGATTGGAAACCCTATAAACTGAAACGCGATGAAACTATTTGACCGCGACGGAAACGGCAGCGAGGAAATTACCGCAGCCGTCGGAATAATCTCTAACGGTATCACTTTCGACAAGTGGCGGCCCCTGATTCCGTTCGGAATCCGTGATGTCGTCGCAATCGTGGGCCGTGAACCGGTCGAGGCTCTGGCCGACTATTACGAAAACGGAGAAAGCGACGACGCGGCTATGGCTGACGCTCTGGCTTATCTGCAACAGGCGGTGGCCTTCTTTACATGGCTGAAGATAATCCCGACTCTCGACGCACAGCACGGAGATACAGGAAGGGCGAAAAGCCTCGGAGAAAACGAAAAAGGGTTAACAGCCCTTCAGGAGTTCAAGGACGAGGAAAATATTTTACGTCTGGCCTACGAGGCTACCGACGCACTTGTCGAAGCCTTAGACCGCGAGGCGTTCCCGTTCTGGATTGAATCGCCCAAGTACCGCCAGCGCGAAGGGTTGTTAATACGCAGTAAGGAGGAGTTCGATAATTACTACATTATCGGTTCTCATCGCCTTTTCGTTACCCTCGTTCCTATTATCCGCGAGGTTCAGGGCGCAACCGTCGCCCCGGTACTCGGCAAGTATCTCGCTCCGATTCTTTCGGGTGAGGATTCCGATACCTTCACGCTGATGAAGGCAACAGCAGCCCGCGCAGTGGCTTTGCTAACCATGCAGAAGGCGGTGGAACGCCTTCCGGTCGAGGTTATTCCGGAGGGTATCGTACAGGTTCAGCAGTCGCAGCCGGTAAAATCAAGGTTACGCGCCGAGCAATCGGCCCGCGCCTCGGTTGCCGCCTCTCTGGGTGCTGACGCTACCCGCGCCCTCGAATACCTTCAGCAGCTCGTGGCGCAGCTCGACGCAGACGGCGAGGAGGTAGATACATCAATTACCGGGCCTATTGTCCACAGTAAAGGAATGTCGTTTTAATGGAAACAATCACCACACGAGGCCGCTCCGTCAAAATTCCGACCCATGTCAGCGAATTGACCCCAGCGCAATACGAATATTACGTTTTTCTCGCCTATGCTCTGGGCGCGGGTGTGATTGACGGCGATTATTTCCGGGTTCGCTGGCTCTCCTTCCTGATTGGCCTCGGCAAAGCGGATTACACGTTGTTGAAGGAGCAACACGTCGAGGAACTGAAAGCACAGGCCGGAGCGATTGAAGGTTTTTTCGTGGCTGAAGGCGACCGCGTTCATCTTGATTTCAATACGCCCGTTAACCTCCTGCCTTCATACGGAGGCTATCAAGGCCCCGGCGATTGGCTGGAGGGTGTGACATACGGCGAGTTTGTGGAGTGCCTTACCATAGCCGAGAATCTTCACCAAATGGACGAGCAAGAGGTGGCTGAAGGTTACGCCCATATTGCCCGGCGGCTCTACCATATTCCCGACGGAGAGAAAGTGCCCGACCTTCTGGCGTTCCATGCCCCGACGCTCCTCGCCTCCGTCTGGAAGGCAATCCTTGCCGGCCCCGTGGAAATCAACGGAAAGAAAATTGATTTACGGATTATCTTCCGCAGTTCCGGCGGAGGAAAGAAGCCGGACGACAAGACCGGATGGACCGGTATAACCTTCGAGGTCGCTACCGCCGGACTGTTCGGGAACGTGGCGGAGGTGGAGCGCACCGATATGTGGGCCGTCCTCATTTACCTGTATAAATGCAAGTTTGAATATCTCAACGAGAAACGTAACATCCCAAATAAATAAATCATCATGCAACTTTCAACCGCAATCAAGAAAAAAATTAAGGCGTGGGAAGGCTGTCGGCTTACAGCCTACCGTTGCCCTGCCGGAGTTCTCACAATCGGCTACGGCCACACCGGGAAAGATGTCACCCCCGGCAAGAAAATCACACAAGCGGAGGCTGACGCGCTTTTCGATACCGATATTACCAAGTTCGCCGCTACAGTCGCGCCGATCTTTGCTGGGGTGCAGCTCAATGGCGACCAGTTCGACGCGCTTGTTTCGCTGTCTTACAATATCGGTTCGCTCACCGTCAAGGCCCCGACACTCGTCCGCAAGGTTAAGTCCGACCCCAATGATCCCACTATCCGCGCCGAGTTCATGAAACACGTTAACGCAAGGGTTAACGGTGTTCTGAAGCCCCTCCCCGGACTGATGAAACGCCGAGCAGCCGAAGCCGACCACTATTTCGGGAAGATATGATAAATCTCTTACACTACCGCGAATATTGGGAAGGAGTAGGCCGCCGTGTCAATTCAATAACCGAGGTTCTGCCCGTCACCATAGACGAGCAGATGGGTAAGAAAATTCAGTCGTTACCGGCGAACTCTGTAAATCTTTTCGTTTTTCCTCCTTTGGCTGAATCCGGCGCGAAGAATGTCGATAATTTCAAGGAGGTTAACAAATGCGTGGTTTTCGTTATGGCGAAATACGACCCACAACGCCGCAACTCTTTCGACGTGCTGGAGCAGACACAGCCGATTATCGACGAGGTAAAAAGTATATTACTCAAAGACCAGAGAGCCGGATGCCCGGTTATGCGTGTCGAGGTCGACAGTATCGACACCGCTCCGGAAACGGAACTTTACGGACGCTTTGCCGGTTGGTCGATAGCCTTCAACGTAACATCTTACTGATATGGACGACCCCGACAAGATAGCAAAGTATTTCACCGAATACGTTAACCTAGGATTCCGCCGGATATTCGAGGAACAGCGACGTATCGCCGCCGCCAAGATATACGGGAAACAAGCCTACCGCACCGACGGAACACCCCGGAGCCGTTCGGGGCGGCTGCAACAGGCGTTAGCCTCGCCGACCTTCTCGATAACCGGCTCCGGCTCCGGCATATCGGCAAAAGCGCAGTACCCGACATATCTCCGATTCCTCGACATGAAGCGGCTCGGTAATTACCGAATCTATAACCGCCCGGTCTGGGGTATTCTCTACAAAGAAACATTCAACGACATACGGTTTGAGTTCTCGGCGTGGTTGCGCAAGAATTTGGCCGATTCTATCCGCGAGAGTTATCAACAGTCATAACAAGTTATCAACAATGAAGAAAGTAAAAATTATTGTGGGCGCAATCCTTCGGGGTGCGCTCCTCGTTGCCCCCGGTGTCGCTTTCGGCTGGTGGGCATGGAACAAAGCAATGGCGTTAATCGCTATCCTCGCAGCCGTCGGTGTCGAAACCCTGTTCCTGTTCGTGTTCTCGTTCATCACCGTGGCGGTCCAGGCCCGCCGCGACCTCCGACGTAAGAAGGCGGAGGAAGCAGAGGCGGACGAGGGAAACGGCACCGCTGCACAGTAAACCAATTTTCACTAACTTAATTTTTTGCATTATGTCAGTATGTAAAGACCGTAAGGGGCAGGATAAACTCCTGCACATTTTCGTGGTGTTCTGTATCGCCGTACTCTTCGGCGCACTCATCGCCCACATTCCGCCCCACAACGAGTGGACGACCGCGATAGTTGCGTTTATCGTGGCCCTTCTTGTGGGTATAGGTAAGGAAATCCGCGACAGCCGAGAGAATGGAAACCACTTTTGTGTCTGGGACATCGTGGCCGACATCATCGGCGCGGTTCTCGGTAGTGGTGTGGCATGGCTTGCGGCTCATTTCATCACGCGCTCCCTCTAAAGGGTGAACCCTTCCAACTCGTTGCGCACCTCGCCCGAAATCGTGGCGGGGTGTTTTATGTTTTATAACATATACTTTTTTATTTGAATATATCGCCTAAATCAAATAATTTGTTTAACTTTGTGGAAACTAAAATAATATACAGTTATGGGCGGTATAGGCAGCGGCGGAGCGCGAGAAGGCGCAGGGCGTAAAACAGTGGACGGAGAGCCGAGGACTAAAATCTCGGTCACTTTGCCCACATGGTTGTTAAACCTCATACGCGACGAGGCTGCCCGCCGAAAGGTTTCGACCTCTCAACTCATTACCGAATTTTTAACGAAAGGGCTTGAACGATGAAACGGACACTGAAATATATATTACTTGCTATCGTGGTAGTCGCATGGTATGGAGTATTCTATCGTATCGACCCCACAACTCCAATACAGGCGTTTTTTGCGGCACTGTTTTTAAGTGCTGTAAGTGTAATGATATATTTGGCTATTGCTGAAATAGTCAGGCGCTATAAATCCGGTGAGCAGATATGGACGTGGCAGGAAGAAAAGCCGCGAAAACTACCGTTATGGTATAGGATATTATCGAAGATTTTCCGTTAATTAGGTGTCCTTCATAGACTAACCCGAAGGGGGTAATTTTGCCGCAAACAAGATTACCCCCTTTGTCATGGCGAAATTAAATAACGATAAAATCGCGGTCGAACTCGACCTTAAAGCACAGAAGGCACAAGAGGAGATTCGCCGACTTACCAAGGCAACCGATGAACTCCGAAAACAGAATCAAGCCTACCGGAAGGAGAAGGCGGCCCTTGAACGTGTAGAGGGCGACCATACAGCCGAATATGCACGATTAAACGCGGCTATCGAGGCTAATAAACGTGAGATAGAAGCCAATAACCGTGCAATGGAGAAAGCACGGAAAGAAATCGACATTTCCAGAATGTCGGCTGCTGACCTTGGGAAAGAATTAAAGCGACTGAAGGGCGAACTGAATAAGACTTCAAAAGCCCTATATCCGGAAAGATATAGAGAGCTGGAGAATGAAATCCGCAGAGTTGAAAAGGCACACGCCGAAGCAACCCGTTCGACACGCGGTTTTCTGGCCTCGCTCCTGTCGCTCGATAAGATTGCCACCTCGATAAAGGGCTTTTTCATGGGCCTGGGCATGGTGATAATGACGCAAGTTATAGGAGCGTTCAAGCAACTGACAAACATTATTCAGGATTTTGAGCGGGCTAACTCAAAACTTGCCTCCGTACTGGGTACGACTATCGACGGAGTTTCACGCCTGACCGACCAAGCGAAATATTTAGGGCGCACCACAACCGCCACAGCCTCGCAAGTTACCGGCCTTCAGACCGAACTCGCAAAACTCGGATTCACGCAGGACGTTATCGAGAAACTTACCCCCTCGGTTCTGAAATTCGCGAAGGCAGTCGATACCGACCTATCGAGCGCGGCAGCGTTCGCCGGTGCCGCCATGCATATGTTTAACAAGGACGCAGACCAAGCCGAAGCGGTGATGGCCTCTTTTGCCGTTGCCACAACTAAAAGCGCACTTGATTTTCACAAGCTGGAGGCCTCGCTGTCAACTGTTGGCCCGGTAGCCAATGCGTTCGGGTTCTCCCTCGAAGAAACGACCGCACTCCTCGGCCAACTCTCAAACGCCGGATTCGACGCAAGCAGCGCCGCCACCGCAACCCGTAATATCCTCCTGAATCTGGCAGACGCTAACGGCGACCTCGCGAAAGCCCTCGGTGGCCCAGTGACTAACCTCGACGAACTGGTTAACGGGCTGAATAAACTTAACGCGGAAGGTGTGGACCTCGCGAAAGCCCTCGAACTGACCGACAAGCGAAGCGTGGCCGCGTTCTCGACTTTCCTTAACGGTTCTGATTCAATTCTCGCGCTCCGTGATTCGATAACCGATTGTACCGATGATTTTCAACAAATGGCCGCGACAATGGCCGACAACGCGGCCGGTTCGTTTGCCGGATTCCAGTCAGCAGTGGAGGGCTTAATTTTGAAATTCTTTGATTTCCGCGAAGCCCTGAAAACTCTCTACGAGTGGGGTACAGATATTATAAATTGGATTGGCGAAATTGTGGACGCTTTCAGCCCTATGGGTACAATGATAGGATGGGCCGCGACAACAGTAGGTGCGCTTGTGTCCGCTTTGGGTACTCTCGTGGGCTGGATTACAAAATTATTCACACAGACCGCCGCCGGAAGAATGATATTAAACGGCGTTGTTGCCGCTCTTGTGGCTTATAAGGTTGCCACACTATTAGCCTCTAATGCTACCAAAACATTTATAAGCAATATCGCTAACGCAATAAAAGCCATAATCGCCAAGACGGCGGCGGTTTACAGTGCCGCCAAGGCAGATGGAGCGGCAGCCGTCGCAACACGTCTATGGAACGCCGCACTAATGGCAAACCCGATAATTCTTATCATTAGTTTGTTGGCTATGGCCGTGGCCGCGATTATGGGGTATAATTCTGCAATGGACGACGCTACCGAAAAAACGGACGCATGGACCGAAGCCTCCAAGGAAGCGGCGAAACAGTACGGAGAGCAGAAAGGCAAAATTCAAGCCTTGATAATGGTCGCCGAGAATGAAAATTTGTCGCTCGAACGTCGTAAAAAGGCCGTTGCAGAACTGAACCGTATTATTCCGAACTATAACGCACAAATAGACGCTACCACCGGCAAATATAAAGCGTCTAAACAAGCCCTCGACGCTTATCTTATTTCACTGGAGAAGGAGATGCGTTATAAAGCCAATGAATCAAAAATGCGCGAACTGGTGGCAGCCGCCGAAGAAGCCCGCGACGCTTACGATGAAGCAGAAATCGCCGCAGCAAAAGCCGGGCGCACCACGCGCAACTGGCTCGGTTTTGTATATCCTTCCGACGCTCAAAAAAATGCAAACAGTAAAAAAAGCCTATGGAAGAAGGCCGAAGATGATTTACAAGCATTTCAAGGCCGTATGAAAAAGGCTATCGAGGACGGAACGATTACGCCACCGGAGATAACCGAAGAGATAGAAACCGTAAATACCGGCCTCGACAATACTAACAAAACAGCTTCCGAAACCGTCACCCGACTGAAGGAAATTAACACCGAGTTAAAACGCCTCCGTAAAATGGACCCGGAGAGTGACGAAGAACTCGACCGTATTCAAAAGCGTATAAAGCTCCTTCAGGAAGAAAAAAAGGAACTGCTCGGAAAAGCCAAGGCCAAACGTACCCCCGGCACATATAAGGAGGATTCTCTCGACCAAGTAACCGCGCCGGTTGACGACGCACACCAACGCCGATTACTGGAGATAAATAAACAGGACTTAACCGAAACGGAGCGCACGATCGCGAAGAATCAAGAATTGATAAGATACTGTTTTGAACTTAATAACGCACTCGAAACACTCCGCGCCAACACTGACAGCACCCACACTAAAACCCTCGACGCTATCACCGCCGAGCAGAATAAACTCGCCGCGCAATCACTCACAGCCCAAAAGGCTATAAATACGGCAATGGTGAAACAGGATTCAGAGGACTACAAGCAAAGGAAAACAGCCGCCGAAGCGTTTTATAAACAGCAATCCGATTTAATTCGCGCCTCTGTTATCAACGACGCTGATTTACAGGAAGCCGCGAACGTGTACCTTCTTGACCTCGACCGCCAGAACCACGCCGACCAACTTAAAGAGCTGCAACAGTATTACGATAAAGTTGCAGCCGCCGACTATTATACCAAGGACGAAAAAACAAAACTCCTTCAGCAACTCGGCAAGGATATAAGGAGCGTTCAAAGTCAGATTCTCACAGATACCGGCAAATTTACCGAACTCATGCGAGAGGCTACGACCGACACAACGAGCAAAGAAGGTATTACCGCAAGTTTCGACCGCCAGCGTAGCGCAATGATTCTTTATTACGAGGCTCTGAAAGACGCTGAAGGAGTAAGCGCGGAGGAGATTGTAGCACTCGAAACGGAGAAACAACGCCGTATCGCCGCCCTTAATTACCAGTATCAAGAGCAGATGTGGCAGCTTCAGGAACTTGTCGGGCTATCATGGGCCGACGAGTACGAACGCGAACTCGCCCAACTCGAAAATTACCACCGTCAGGGCCTTATCTCAACTAAGGACTACGAAAAGAAAAAATTACAGTTAGGCGTTACCAACGCTAAAAAGTATTTCGATTATTACGCCAATCTTTCCGGCTCGATGTTCTCGGCCATACAAGATGCTGAAATCGCGCAGAGTGACGCGAAATATGATGTCTTGATACAACAGGCAAAGAATAACGGAGAGGACACTGCAGCCCTCGAAGAAGAAAAGGAAAACAAGAAACTCGAAATACAAAAGAAATACGCCGATGTTGATTTTGCGATTAAAATCTCCACGATTATAGGAAATACCGCCGTCGCCATAATGCAGGCTTTCGCGCAGCTCGGCCCGATTGGTGGAGCTATAGCCGCCGCCATGTTGACTGCTACCGGCGTGGCCCAAGTAGTGAGCGCAAAAGCCGAACGCGACAAAATCAAGAATATGCAGCCGAGCAATACCGCCGGCAGCTCCGGCACCGTTGCCGCTCCGGCCAAGGCTGAACGAGTGCTATCCGGCTACTCTGACGGCGGATATACAGGCGACGGTGACCGCTACGAGGTTGCGGGTGTCGTTCATCGCGGCGAGTACGTCGTGCCGAAGCCTATTATGGACAACCCTCGCGTAGTTGACGCGGTGGGCACAATCGAGGCGATACGCCGTAATAAAATCCTCGGTTCAGGTATGGCCGCCGCTCCTTCCGCCGGTTACGCCGACGGAGGTTATACCGTCCCGGCTCCCTCGTTGAGCATGGAGGAATTTACAAAGGCCGTTCAGGAGTTCCGGGCGGCAACAAAGGCAATCCGGGCATATATCGTTTACAAGGACATAGAGGACGCGAAGGAAACGATGGACCGCGCCCGCGCTCCGTTCACCAGAAACAAAAAGTAATTACCGCTATGATAAAAATACTTATCAAAGGGGAAGCTCTCGACCTCCCCGAAGGTTTCAGCATGGCCGTTGAAGATACCAACCCGATATTTAACGACCAAGGCAGCCAATCAATACCGGCCACCGTTCCACCGACGAGGCGTAACAACCGACTGACCGGCCACGTTGTCCGAGTTGACAACGCCGAGAATCCGAACGAGCCGGAGCGGACTTGTATCATAGAGAACGGCGCGTACCAACGTCGCGGCACACTGAATTACACAAGCGCAAACAGCCGCGACGGTATAACCTTTAACGTCGGGTTCGACAACTCCACGGCCTACGAAAAATGGAAAAATAAGAAACTGACCGAACTTTCGACACTCCCCATGTGGCGACACTCATCGCTTGCCGTCCTGATGTCGGAACTTAACGAGATATATCACAACGCTGACCCGAAAACCAACCCTTTGGCGGTTTTCCCTATTGTTACCGCTATCGACAAAGAAGGATGGCTCGAAACATATTCTATTATCGACCCCGAAAAGGTCGAAATATTGAATATGTGGACGCGCACCGCAATGCAATACAAAGCGTTAAGAAGCGTCGATAAGGTGACAAGGACAATCAACGGAACAGTTACGGAGGTTTCAGTTCCGGAAAACTACGGGTTCACGCCATTTGTAAGGGTGTGGCGTGTTCTGGAGTTGATATTTTCCGATTTAGGTATGTCAATCGCTGCGAATCCGTTCAAGACTGATAACGACCTCGCCCGGCTTGTCGTGCTGAATAATTGCGCTGATTCCTGTTGTCAGAAAGATGTTAATTATATCGACCTCATGCCGGACGTGACGGTCGAGGCGTTCATGGCCGCCCTCTGGGCGCGTTTCGGCCTCGTCTATCATGTCGATTTCAGCACTTGCCGCGTAACTATGGCCTTTATCGGCGACATAATCAACAAACCGGCTCAAAAGGATTTAAGTAATATAATATCCGAGCCGCCCGTGGTGAACTACGACAAGGGGAAATATATCAAGTTATCCGCCTCCACCTCGATAGATTGCGCCGAGCCGGAAACGGAGAGATTCGAGGACTTTTTTAAGAATTTCGATTCCTCTCAAATCGGTGATTCAGTTGTCGAAAATGAAAATATAAGTTTTACTTTTAACCGAAAAACGGCGGTATGGTCGAGATATGATAAAGTAAACAGGAAATCGAAGGAAGGTTCTACCAGCTTTTTTAATTGGGACCCGAAAACGCCCGTAGTAGAGGCTGAAGAAATCACATCGGACGACGAATTTGTGCCGCTGGCTCATGTCCAGATACGAAAAACCGCTTACGGAACTTACGGCGATTTTGCCGACGACGTACCTTTTTATCTGAAGGGTATGCGTCACAACCACAGTTATATTAAAGGTTCTGACGGACCGGAGGGTGGAGATACGCCGCTGGCGTTTATGTTCGCTTTTACCGGAATTGAAACGAGCTACGACAGTACAGAAGGCCGGTTCGCGTCAGTGACAGGCGACACGTTCAAGGACGGAAAGCAGCACACAACCTCCCTACTGTTTCAGTATAAAGGCGGCCTGTTCGATAAGTATTGGCGGCAGTATGATGAAATTTTGAGGCATGGAGCGCGAACGATTGAAATTAAAGGCCGCCTAAAGCTGCAAGAGATTCAGCAGCTCGATATGTTCCGCCCGGTAATGTTCAAGGGTGTGCGCTGCCTGATTGATACCGTTAACTATTATTTGCCCGGTGGTAAAGAGATTGCCGTGGAAATCAAGTTACGGACAATTCAAACGCAAGGAACGTACAACATCGCCACTGAACAGAATATACCGAATTTTACTTTGTTAGATACCGACTATTACTGGAAATACGTTTCGGACACCCTTCAGACGGTTTATAACTCAACCGAGAGCAAAAACGCCGCAATCAAGGCGTGGAAAAATGCTAACCCGGACTATCAAGCACCAAATATTTACACATGGCCCGGCCTTGCCATGCCTGTAACTGTGCAGAAAACCGGCTTAACGTGGGAATCCGACCCGTACAACGCGGACGGTACTTGTAATATGGAGGGAGCGACCAGAACGCGCCAGTACCAGGCCCGCGCCACCTACGAAATATGGGAACTGTACGACGTTTCAGAAGGCGACCCGGACCATTACGAAACGGAGCCGGGCGAAATCCCGTTAGGACAAATCACTATTAGAATCACCTATACCGTAACGCTCGTAAGTGCGCATCGTTAGTCCTTTGCCCTCCGTGGCAATTCAATGAAATTTGCAATCATGGAAGCCAATAACATAACAGCAGCCCCACAAGCGGCAGACGTTAACGCCCTCTACGAAGTGTGGCGTGAAACGAATGTGGGGAATAAGGAACAGTTTTACAAGTTCCTGACAACACCCAGTACCGAGCGCGACGAGTTTATTAACGCTCACCCCGTTGAAATCTCCTTCACCGGTTCTATACTCATGGTTACGGCCAAACCTTAAACCCGCTTACAATGGATTCAAATGTAAAAAAGGGTATCGCCTTTTCAAAAAATCCGATATTGCTACGCAGCAGCTTGACGGTTGACGACTACAATCCTATTACCGGGATTCCGTTCACCGTCTATGCCAGCGGCATGAACCAACGCTATGTGGGTCGTTATAACCAGCCCTTTAGCGTCAATATCTCCGAGATTGTGGACGCATACGCCTACACTATCGGCGAACCGATAATGTCGTACCACATAAACGGAGTTCGTGAGGTCGAGGACAACGGCACGATTTCCGAACGCAAAATTTACGTTGATATTACCGAGGATAATCTGGACGAATGGGAGTGCCTTATTATCGCCGGAGGCGTTTCGCGTCAGAATTACCGACGTTATGCCAGAATGAAAACCGACGCTTTCGAGGCCCGTTTTCTCAACAACGCCAATAACTTTTTTATGACAACCCGAACCGCAGGGTGGCGCATAGTGATGAAGGAAACGGAACTTTATCCGCTCTATTTCATAAGTCTGGAGAGATTTCTGTATATGACCGTTGTAGAACGAACGACGGGCAAAACTCTAATACAAGACGGGAATTTCGACAACGGTATTTTTGCGCTTGATATTGACGCGCTACGAAAACAGTTTTTCGATGAATACGGAGTTTTGTCGAATAGTTTCG